CTACATACGATAAAGAGACACGGCTACGCCTCGAGGCTCTTATGCTGATCGAGGAGGACAAAGGCGATGCAGCTCTTAAGAAAATAGGCGAGCTTGCAGCTTTTCAGAAAAACGCAGACTTGCAACGTTTAGCAGGCGTAGAGACAATTAGTAACGCTACTCTCCAATCTCTTAATACTCAGCTCCTTACAGAGCTTAGAGTTATTAACGATAGCAAGATGGCCGAGGGCGATAAAGAGCTTGCACGTGAGGAGGCGTTTAAGAAATATAACGCTGCTATAACGGCTGCCGGTACGCTAATGGCCAAGGAGTCTTATAACGAGCGAGTACAGATCCAACTAACCGAGATAGCCCGTTTATCGGCTATTAGTAAAACCTATAGCGCAGCGGCTACCGCTAACCTATTACTCGAGTCTGCCGAGCTTTCAATGATCGACCGCGTAGCTATAGCTCAAAAAGCGGCCGACGATCAGCGCCTAGCGGCTCTTAAGGAGTACCAAAACGCATTAAGTGGGACTGGTGGAGGAGGCGGTGGCGGCGGTACCGGTAACTCAATGAGCTATATCGAAAAGGGACCTCTCGGCGGTTTAGCTGCAGGCGTTATCGCTGGAGTATTACCGACCTTGGCTACGATGCCTACACTCGACGAGCCTGCAATTCCTTACGGCTGGAATCCGACTATGGGCTTTCCCGGTCAAAGCGTAGAGCTCACAATAAATACAGGTATAGGAGATCCGGAGGCGATCGCTCGAGCCGTTGAGGATCTACTTAATCAGTCAAGCTATAGAGGTACCTCAGTAAATCGAGGCTCAGGTAACTACATACTATGAGCACTTGGCTACCTGAGTGGAGGATTACGGTAGGCACTACCGTTTACGATAACGTGCTAGCGGTAAATATGGCTACGGGCCGCGATGACATAGATTTACAGTGCAACGCAGGCTACGCACGTATGGAGATTATTAACCTCACTAATACACCTTTTGACATAGACGTAACCGATGCTCTTACCCTTGAGCTAAAGAATAGCGCAGGCACTTACGTACCCGTTTTTGGCGGTGAGGTATCAGATTTTGGTATCTCGGTAAGATCGCCTGAGGAGACCGGGTTTATAACAATTGGTAATATATTGGCCGTAGGATCTCTAGCCAAGCTAACAAAGGCGCTTTTTCCCGATGCCTTGGCTAAGGATTACGACGGCAACCAAATATACGACGTACTCAATGAGCTACTTATTAACTCTTGGTTTGAGGTAGCACCTGCCCTACAGTGGTTTAACTATGACCCTGCGACTACGTGGGCCAATGCAGAAAACGTAGGGCTAGGCGAGATAGATCAGCCGGGACTTTACGAGATGATCGCTCGAGGAGCTGATCCGGGAATTAGTTATAACCTCTGCGCTCAAATAGCACAAAGCGCACAAGGCCAGCTCTACGAGGATAAAGCCGGCAGGGTGGCCTATGCTGACACGGATCACCGTACCCAGTACCTATCGACCTACGGCTATACGACTTTATCGGCTAATTACGCAACTCCTTCTACGGTCAAAACAATCCTACAAATAGGCAAGATCCGTAACTCTTTAGTATTTAACTATGGAACTAATTACAATAGCCAAGCTACGGCCCTCGATGCTGACTCAATCGCTAATTATGGCCGCTATCAGCGCAGCGTTACGACTAACCTTCATAACCTAGCCGATGTAAATACCCTTATGACTCGTGAGCTGGGGCTCAGAGCGATCCCTCGAGAGCAGCTGCAGAGCATCACCTTTAGGCTCGATAACTCAGAACTACCCGATGCCGAGCGAGACAAGCTTATAGATGCGTTTTTTGGCGAGCCAGTAGTAATTAACGATCTACCTATAAATATGTTTAACGGCTCTTTTAATGGCTTTGTAGAGGGCTTTGCTATTAGAGCTACTCCGGGTTATGTCGATCTAACCCTTACTCTAAGCCCTACAGATTTCTCGCTGGTCGCGCCACAGTGGGACACGGTTAGCCCGTCTAACCTAATTTGGACTGGAGTAAATGCTACTCTTATCTGGGAAAATGCTTTTGGAGGTTTAACGTAATGGCAACTACTACCCCTAATTTTGGCTGGCCCGTACCTACGTCTACGGACTTAGTAAAAGACGGTGCTACCGCTATCGAGGCTCTCGGTGACTCTATAGATGCCTCGCTGCTCGATCTTAAAGGCGGCACAAGCGGCCAAGTACTAGCCAAAAACTCTAATACAGATATGGACTTTATCTGGGTTACCGATGCTGCAGGAGATATTACCGGCGTTACTGCAGGAGTAGGTATTTCAGGCGGCGGCACAAGTGGCACCGTAACCGTTACTAACTCAATGGCTACGGCGATAGATGCTAAAGGTGATCTCGTCGCCGGTACTGGCGCTGATACTTTTGCTCGCCTTCCAGTCGGTACTAATGGACAAGTCTTAACGGCTGACTCAGCCGAGGCTACAGGCTTAAAATGGGCTACTGCTGCTGGCGGCGGTGGCAAAGTTCTCCAAGTTGTTTCCTCGGTAATTACTACCGCGACAACTATCGCCTCGACAAGTTTTACGGACACAGGCATTACGGCAAGTATCACACCGAGCTCCGCAACTTCTAAAGTCTTAGTAATGATAAATGGTATGGTGCGATTTACAAGAACGGTTAATGCTTTTGCTGCTGATCGCAGAATAGATAGAAATGGAACGGTAATTCTGACACAAGGGTACGACAGTTTCGGACTAGAATTTCCCGGCACAGGATCTATTTTAGTCGCAGATCAACTTACTAATATATATTTGGATTCGCCAGCATCGACAAGTAGTTTAACGTATAAATTGCAAGCAAATGTCTACCAAACAACTTCATCACTTTCATCAACTTGGCAACTAAATAGCTACCCAAGTGTTATTACGCTTATGGAAATCGGTGCATAATGACAATTTATTTAGCAGACGCTATTAGATCACTTAGACCATCATCAGAGTTTTCTTATACTAATGATGACTACTCAACGATTCAATGGGATGTCTTAGAAGGCAAGGCTCCAACACAGGCCGAAATAAATGCCGAAATTGAAAAGCTTAAGGCCGCTGAAATTGTCGAAACCGAAACAAAGGCGACCGCTAAAGCTGCCCTACTAGATCGCCTCGGCATTACTGCCGATGAGGCGGCTCTACTACTCTCGTAATGCTAAAGAGCTATAACGGCTATCCAGCCTCTAAAGATCCAGACGAGATCAAAATTAAGGCTTATTCGGTAAAGGGTACAGACCGTAAGCTTAGGTGCGCTGAGAGTGTGGGCCCACTCTTAGCGGCCTTTGCGGCTGAGTTTCACGAGCTTATAGAGCCGATCGACGAGGGCACCTTTGATGACTGGGCCTACGCCTTTCGTATGGTGCGAGGCACTACCGATAAATTATCTTGCCACTCATCCGGTACGGCGATCGACCTTAACGCGACCAAACACCCTCTCGGCAAGGTAGGCACCTTTCCGGCTGAGAAGGTCCCTATGATCCGGGCGCTATCTAAAAAGTACGGCCTAAAATGGGGTGGCGATTTCAAGAGCCGAGCCGATGAGATGCACTGGGAGGTAGAAATATCACCCGCCAAGGCTAAAGCCTTAATCGAGAGTTTAGGTTTATAGTTAGACAAATCCTTAAGGGCACTAAGGAGTAACACTATGAAAGAGCAACTAATTGCCGTCGGTAAGTCCTACCTACGCTCGGCTGCAGCCTGCGTTGGAGCGCTTTACCTTTCAGGCATTACGGATCCAAAAGTATTAGCTAATGCGTTTATCGCAGGGCTAATCGGGCCATTACTAAAGGCTCTGCAACCGTCGGAAAAAGAGATAGGTGTAGGTTCTAAGTAATGGAAAAGGCTCAGCTCGTAGTTGGTATAGCTTTGGGGAGCTTTACTATTTTGGGGCTAGGGGCTGGGCTTATCCGACACTTTGTTAAGTATTATCTCTCAGAGCTTAAGCCCGACGGCAACGGCGGCCATAACTTAAGGGGCCGTATAGACCATATCGAGGCCAAGCAGGAGCGTATGGATGCCAAGATCGACAAGATATACGAGATATTGCTAGAGACACGCCTTAGTAAATAATTGCTTTTTGTCAGCCCATAGGTTCATACTGATACTACACACGCCGAGAGGGCTACTCGGGTAGTAGCCTCATCGGCCTTAACAAAGGGCGATATATGAACAGTGCAGACTTTTTAATAGTCTTTGCAGTAACGGGCATTATGGCAGCGTTTATCAAAGCTGCTTATACACTTGGATACCGAGAAGGCCATAGCGAGGGATACCTCAGAGGGCGAGCTATAGCTCAAGCTCTTAAGGATAAAGGCTTGGTACGATAATGGGCTTTTTGGATAATTACGAGGACGTTAATAGCAGGATTAAACGTTTTAGGACTGAGTTTCCATCTGGCCGCTTGATCGCCTTTATCGAAGATCTCGACTTAGAAAAGGGCACGATCCTTGTAAGAGCTGAGGCTTATCGTGAGTACGAGGATGCAGTACCAAGCGCAGTAGATTACGCTTTTGGCAACGTAGCGACACTCCCTCAAAATATGCGTAAATGGTTTATCGAGGACTGCTTGACCAGTGCCTACGGCCGGGTTATCGGCTTGCTCTCACCTAGTGACGGCGGTAGACCGACCGTACAAGATATGCAAAAGGTAGAAGCTGCTCATACTGAGCCTGATCCGTGGGCTACTCACGCAGCTAGTGAAGGTATCCCTACTATGGCTACGGCTATAGCTGAGATCCAACAAGGGCTAGGCGGTGAGCTACCCGCTGAGCCTCCGCGCTGCACACACGGTACGAGAGTATGGGCTGAGGGCACAAGCGCTAAAACGGGTAATAAATGGGCCGCTTGGCGATGCACTCAGAATAACAAGAACACGCAGTGCGACCCTATATGGCAAGTAGTAGGCAGTGACGGTAAATGGAAAGCTCAACAATGACCGAGCAGGGGCTTTTTGACTATATCAAAGAGACATACCTTGAGGACTTACAAAAGTCAGAGCACACGTACGAGTACATAGATGCCACTAGCTACGGTTATAGGCTCTCGATCGAGCTTAAATGCCGTCATACTCATTACGACGAGCTCATCCTTGAGAAGGATAAATACGAGTCACTTATGCAACAAGCTAACGAGCTCGGCTTTACGCCTTTCTACATTAACTCAACGCCTAAAGGCATATACGCGTTTAACCTACGCAAAATTACGGTTACTTGGACTACAAAGCGCTTACCATCTAGCACCGTGGATAACGGGCCCGATGTGGATAAAGAGATAGCGCTCTTACATATAGATAAGGCGGTTAAATTATAATGGGAGAAATGACGTTTACTAAAGGCGGGTTGGTTACAAAGATCCACGATAACGGCGATGTAAATATCTCGGTAGCCAAGGAGTGCGACGGCTGCCATAAGCAGTGCAGCCCTGATAACGGCCTTACCGTGACTAATACGGGTAACGAGGTCGTACTATGGTTATGTGAGGTATGTAAAGGATGACTACATATAAATACGAGTGCAGATCGTGTAAAAAGGTCACGGATCAGATCGAGCGCATCATTACCGATAACCTGCCGCCTTACGTTAAAACGCTGCAGTGTACTAAGTGTGGGGTTATAGGTGTATGCCTAGTAGAGGAGCCTAGCGATGCCTAGATTAGCTACTCCTAAATGCAAAGTAACCGAGTTTGATAACTTTATGTCCTGCAGGCGTAATGGAGTCGATAATAGCTACATAGACGAGCCTTACTATAAAGATGGTGAGATCGTAGGTATGCGGCGTTTACTTATCCCGCTTTGTCAGAGCCATTACGAGTGGATAAACAGACCCGAGGAGCTTTATAACTACGACTACGAGGCTTGGCTAAATCGCGATGCCTAAGGTAGAGCCGATTAGCTATAACCACGCTTACGAGCTTGTTAATGCCTATCACTATCTAGGACCTAAACGCTTTATAGGGCAGCACGCTTTCGGCCTTATTGAGGATTTACAGGTAATTGGTGCGGTGGTTTACTCACCTCTTAGCGTGCCTAACTCAGCTACTAGCGCGTTTGGTTTCCCTCGAGGTAATTATCCTGATCTCTTAGAGATGAGCCGATTAGTATTAGAGCCTGAGCTCAACGGTAAAAACTATGGCTCTATGTTGGTAGGTCGCAGCTTACGCATATTAAAGCAGCGTGGCATACGTGCGGTTATCAGCTACGCAGACTCATCTAGGCACGTAGGCGCGGTATATCAAGCCTGCAATTTCGGGTATTACGGGCTCAGTCCTCAAAAAAACGATTTCTATTTTGCCGATGGATCTAAGCTATCAAGAGGTAAAAGTAAAGGTTTCGAGGGGCACTGGGAGCCGAGATCCCGTAAACACAGATACGTATATCTCATAGATAAAACCCTTAAACCTATATGGGAGCAAGAGCCTTACCCTAAGCTAAACGAGGTAAGTAATGCTTAATAGTTATCCACAGATGTTATCCACAGGTGGGGTTATATTGTGGAGGACACGCTCTAAATACGCTCGAGTTATCCACATACTCGCTAGTAACTTGACACGTACGCTACGCTCCACACTCGCAGTAGAGCCGCTGATGCGGATAGCTCGTATGCGTAGTTTGGTGCTTATAGGCGGGCTATTACTATTTGTCAATAGTCCTAGCGCCATAGCGGTTAATACTGTAAGAGATGTTAATAACTACAAGTTATATGCTCATATAAAGCTAAAAGATGCTAAACAATATAGATGCTTAGAGCTCTTATGGAATAAAGAGAGCCGTTGGGATCCTCGAGCTGATAACCCTAGATCCACTGCATATGGCATACCTCAGCTACTCAAGCTAAAGGCTATAGATCCATACATACAGATAGACTTAGGACTTAAGTACATAAACCATAGGTACGGTACGGTATGTAAGGCGTGGTCATATCATAAGAGGACTGGTCATTACTAAATGGTAAAAGGTAGACAAGATCCAAGGGTAAGTAATGCCTATAAAAAGATACGCTTAATAGTCCTAGCTAGAGACGGTTACGTGTGTTATTACTGTGGACAAGATGCCGATACTGTGGATCACGTGGTTAGTATCAAAAATGGGGGCAACCCGATAGACCCGTCCAACTTAATCACTGCCTGCCGGCGATGCAATAGCGCTAAAGGATCACGCTCACAAGGCGTTTTTTTAGCACGCGATTCTAC